AAGAAGGAAGAGGCTATGGCTAGACTTGATATAAGAAGACAGGAGATGGCTCTTGAAGCAGAACTCAGAGTTGCAAAAGCAGTCACAGACAGCGATATCTCAACCAATTTACCAAGAAACTAGAAACTATTTTGGTGACGTATTAAGTCTATTAGTAGCTTCCCAATTCCATCATCATTGGAAGCTACACCAAGTCAAGAGGGTGTTTAATCCTCCACTATATCATGGACAGTTCAGAATTTGGTATAGTAACTCTCATCCTCTTGGCTTTTGTTGTTGGGCATGGGTAAGTGATAAAATTTTAGATCAGTTGCTGACAGGTCAATACAAGATACAGCCAAATGATTGGAAGACAGGTAATAATCTATGGTTGGCCGAGTTTGTTGCACCATATGGACAAACTGGATACATGGTCAGAAATATGAGGCATTTTATTAAAAAAACATATGGCAAAGATATAAAAGGATTTTGGTATAGGTCAGCAAAGAAGAAAGTTGGCTATGCAAAAAGTTAGGAGATACAATGGGTGAAAGTGCAGATAATTCAAATGAAGGATTTGAATCAGATGAAACTATAGAGGCACGAGGAAGAGGTGCAGATACTTCTGCATCTTTAGGGTTTGCTAGTGATCAAGCTAGAGATGATTATCTGGCTAGTCAGGCTGATATACAAAATAGATTTATGTCTGGTGAAGCATTAGGTTCTAATTTAAATAATATTCAAGCCAATTTACCAGACGTATTAGACAGACAAGATTTTGCAAGAGAACAAGATTTTTTTGATGCTAATCCTAATTTTACAGATATAAATGCACCTTTTACAACACTAAGTGCAGATTTAGATCCACAACTAGGGGCAGGGGATATATTTGGTTTAAGGGATAGTGTTCGTAAGCAAATATCACTTGGTGGTGACCCTGTATTAAATAATGGTCGTATTGTTGGTGTAATGGGTGATATGCGAAATGCTCCTGCTTTTGGAATGCTACCAAATTTTGTACAAAATTTATTGCCTGATAATAAAGTTTATACTGGCATAGCTGAATTTGATCCAAACAGATTTACCCCAGATGATGACAATACTAGTAATGAAACTACACCGCCTGTCATGAACCAAATGACAGGTAAAAGCCAATGCCCTGAAGGATATGTATTTGATAATGATTTACAGGCTTGTAGGCTAAAGACAAGATCTGATGATCAATTAGGAACACCAAAAGATCCACCAGATGGTGGTCAAATGTTTGCAAGAAATTATTCATTGCTAAATCAAGCACCTATGAATGTTCCGCAGGGTTTTGACTATAATGCTATGAACACAAATTTTATGAATAGGTTTGGCACGAGGCCATCTATTTTTAAAAGACCGCCTAACTTACTAGGCTTCACACCATTTGGAGGATAATAGTGGCAAGAGATGGAAAACTCAGAGAAGAAGTAGAAAAGGGCAAACAGGTTGATGCCCTGACAAAAAATCCAATGTTTAATGAGGTATTTGAAAACTTGGAAGAAGAATTTTTGATCGCATGGAAAATGTCAAAGATGCAAGATAATGAAGAAAGGGAGAGAATTTATTATCTTTATCAATCTTTGTTGGCCTTAAAAAATGCATTTGCAAATTTAAGTGCCAATGGAAGGTTGGCTCAAAGTCAACTGGATGAACTGGTTGGCAGAAAAAATATATATAATTAGGGGTAATTATGGAAAAACAGAATGAAAATTTAGACGTAAAGTCAGCAGTAGATTTACTATTACCATTGGAAGCCGAGGAAAAGGTAACTCCAGAAAGTGGTGTAGCCGAGCCAGAAGAGGCTCAAGTGTCAGAAGCCGAAGAGCAAGAGGAAGCCATTCAGGAAACTGAAGAGGTAGAAACCGATGAAAGTGATGAAGTAGAAGACACAACTTCTCAGGAAGATGAAGTAGAGGAAGTCGAGGAAGAGACCCAAGAACTCTACACTATCAAAGTTGATGGTGAAGAGGAACAGGTAACCTTGGATGAGGCTTTATCTGGTCATATGAGGGAGAAGAAATTTCATCGAGAACTTAACAAACTCAGTAATGAACGTAAGTCGTTTGAGGCTGTAAAAGCAGAAACGGAGCAATTGCAGGGTAGGTATAAGCAAGGGTTGGCGGAACTTGAAAAAAGTTTACAAGTCCAAGAGCCTAATTGGGATGAACTGAAAAAGTCCACTACTCAAGAAGAATTTAATGCAATCTATACTGATTGGTCAATTAGACAGGATCAGAGGAAAAAAGTTCAGGCTGAGTTAGACCAAGTCAAGAAACGAGAGCAAGAAGAAAATGTGATCAAGTTTCAACAGCATATGAAAAACGAATATGATAATATGTTGAACAAAATTCCAGAATGGAAAAATGAAAAGGTCATGGCGGATGAAAGAAAAGAAGTCGTTGCATATGCTAAATCTGCAATGGGTTATACTGATGATGAGATAGCTAATGCTGTTGATCACAGGGCAATTGTCGCATTGAGGAAGGCTATGAAGTACGATAATCTTATGAAGAAAAAACCAAACTTAGTGAAGAAAGTTAAAAAAGCACCAAGGATGGTAAAAGCAGGAACTCCTAAAACTAAAAATGAAATTGTAGCTAATCAAAATAAAAAGGTTAGAGACAGGTTCTTAGCAAACAGCAGTATCGATAATGCTGTTGAGTTGCTACTTAATAAAAAATAGCCAAATAAGGAGAAGTTAAAATGGCACAATTTACCACAGCTAATGCGGTAGGTGAAAGAGAAGATCTCTCCGATATTATTTATCGGCTTGACACTACAGAGACACCTTTTTTCTCTACAGCAAAGAAGACTACTGTAAAATCAACACTAACTGAATGGCAAGTTCAGGAGTTGGCTACAGCAGATCAAAACGCAGTCAATGAGGGTGCAGATGCAAGTTTTGCAACACCAACAGCGACTACAAGATTAACTAACAATACTCAAATCTCAGTCAAAGACTTCCAGATCTCTGGAACATTAGAGGCTGTTGATAAGGCAGGTAGAGACAGAGAAACCGCTTATCAGAAAGTCCTAAAAGGTCTTGAGTTAAGAAGAGATGTTGAGAAGATTGTTACTGATCTTAACGTAGCAAAGTCTGGATCAGATCCTAGAAAATCAGCTACATTTGTAACATTTATTACAAATGGTGATGCTTCACCATCAGACATTTCTTTTGGAACTGGAGATGGAGCAAACAGTTGTGATTTAACTGGAACTGAAGAAGCACTTACATTAGCAAAGATTGACAATGCTATGCAACAGGCATGGGATGATGGGGGTAACCCAAGAATGTTACTTTGTTCTTCAACAAACAAAGCCAACATCTCAGACTTGTCACAGGCAGGTACAAATCTTGTAACAAACCAAGTTAATACATCAGCAAATACTGCTCCATCATTTATTGGTGCGGTAAGTGTTATGATGAATGACTTTGGTACACTAGACCTTACAATGAGTAGGTTTATGTCAAATAATAAGGTTCATATTATTGATCCTGATCATATTATGATTGGTAATCTTGATGGAAGAAATTTCATTGAGGCAGAGTTAGCCAAAACTGGTGATAGCTTCAAGCACCAAATTATATATGAGTGGACATATATGCCGACAGCACCGAAGGCTCATGCCTCTGTGATCGGTCTAAATGGATCATAATTATCATAACTGGGGAGGTTTCGGCCTCCCTATTATAAGGTTAGTATGAAAAGATTAATTGAAAAAAACCCTTACTCACAAAAAGAAATCTGGATGCATGACAACCCAGATGGGGGTTACACTATTGAAGAAAAACAACATATTAAGTCAGTTCTTGAGGCCAATAAAATCAGGCAAAATGAATTTAGAAAAAACAGTTTGATTGGCAATACTCAGAGGCATTGGCAACAGGTGGCAGAAATACCTTCACTTGTTTACATGGATTTGATGAAAAAGTTTGGTGATCCAAAGAAAGATCCAGATGCCCAGAAAAAATGGAAGAAGTGGCTCAATGATATTGATAACAGATATTTTAGAACAAATGGCGGTAAAGTATGAGTATATCAACTTACAGCGAGTTAAAAACAGCAGTTGCTAATTTTTTAGCTAGAACGGATTTAACCGATCAAATACCAAATTTTATTCAACTTGCAGAAGCTAGACTTTCAAGAGAATTGGAGAGCAGGGATCAGGAAAAAAGAGCCAATGCAACTTTGACTATTGGTGATGAGTATATTGCCCTGCCAACAGATTTAAGAGAAGTTAGAGAAGTAAAATTAAATACTTCACCAAACAGGGTTTTAGATTACAAAAGTCCAATCCAATTAGATAAAGACTTTCCATCTGCCTCTACAGGTAAGCCATTAGCTTATTCTATTGTTGGTGCTGAAATGAAATTAAGACCGATACCAGACAGCACATATACAGCAGAAATTATTTACATAGGTGGACTTACAGCATTGTCAGACACAAATGCTGTAAACCAACTATTAACCAGACACCCTGATGCTTATTTGTCAGGTGCATTGGTCGAGGCCTACACTTATCTTATGGATGAGCAAAGAGCCTCTACTTATGATGCTAAATTCTCCAGAGCCATAGAGGAGATTAGGAAGGATGAACAGCGAAGTCATTATGGCACAGGATCGTTGTTTGTGTCTTCTGTTTATGCAAGACAATCATCATCAGCAAGTTAGGAGATAAATTATGTCAGCAATGAGTGATTATTTAGAACTAAAGTTTCTAGACCATTTTACAGGCACAGCATCAACATCTGCCCCATCAGCAGTATATATTGGGTTATCTACTGCTAGTTTAGCAGATGATAATTCTGGTACTGAATTGACTGGAAACAATTATGCAAGAAAAGCTATTACCTTTGGTTCAGCATCAAGTGGATCTATTACGAACAACAATAATGTAGAATTTAATAGTGCTACAGGAAATTGGGGTACAGTAAGTCACTTTGGTATCTTTGATGCCTCTTCATCAGGTAACTTATTGTTTCATGGTGCATTTACAGCATCAAAAACAATTCAAACTGGAGATATTTTAAAAGTAGCTAGTGGATCTTTAACTATTACAGCTACCTAATAGGAGTTAAACATGGCTTTAGGTGTTCCTCGCTTAGACCAGTTAATAACTCAGCTTGATAGTATAAGTGGTAAATTTGACAGTGATGACGATCTTAATAAACTTGAATTTACAAAGCCAAATTTAGAACAGTTAGATAACTATGCTTCTAACTTAGATGCATTAGCCACATTTGGTAACTTAGAAGCCTTTGACGGATTTTTTGTTCGACAAGGCACAGTAAGTGTTACTGTAACTGGCACAGTTTCTGCCACAGCAGGATTATTAGAAGCGGTAGCTTCATCTGTTTCAGTCTCGGCATCAATTAGTTCAGGTTCTATTAGGATCAGGCCAGTTGCATCAAGTGTTGCTACTAGTGCATCAATTACATCTGGTTCGGTAAGAATTAGGACTGTTAGTGCAAGTATAGCTACATCAGCTAGTGTTACATCAAGTGCTGAGATTATTGAGGGTGCTTCTGCAACTATAAATACTAGTGCCTCTGCTTCATCTGGCTCAGTCAGAATTAGAACTGTTGCAAGTAGTATAAGCACAGCAGTATCAGTCTCATGTTCATCTATTAGAATTAGAACTTTTGCAGGGTCTATATCTACTTCATCAACTGCTAATTGTGACATTAATAATGTTAAGTCAGTTGTTGCATCGATAAGTACATCCGCAAGTATTTCAAGCAGTTTTACTGTAACATTTGCAGGAGCAAGTTCTGTATCAACGAGTGCAACTGCTTCGGCCAGTTCAGTAAGAATAAGAACAATAGCAGGTACAGTTGTTTCGGCAGGAAATGTAAGTGCATCTGCAACAGCAACATTAAACTTTGAAACAAGTATTTCATGTTCTGCTTCAGCATCTAGTTCGGCAACTAGAGAACTAGCATTTAGTGGTTCAATAAGTACATCGGCAAGTGTTGCAGGATCTGCAATAAGAATACAACAGGC